AATATCTGCTCTTTCTATTAATAATACTTCTGCCATTATTTAACGTCTTTTGGTAAATTCTTATTGTTAGGACTAAAACCTTTTAAAGGTAAGTTGTTAGGATATACAGATACCTCAAACGGATTAGTAACTTTAAAACCTTTAATCTCTGCTGCTCTAGTTCCTATCTTTTTCCATTCAGGATTATCTTCGTTTAAGTCAACCATCATAGTAACTCTTTGAAATTTATGTCTGCATCGAGCCCCGCCCTTATACTTAAAAATATCGTAAGTATCAGACCCAAACTCTCCGAATCCTTTATTTACTGCTACTGAAGCCATCTTATCAATATCTTCTTTACGGTATAGCTTACCTGCGTTCATCATAGCCTTGCAAAATGCTCTTTCAGGTGTTTTATTTCCAGTATATTTATAACGAACTTTAAAGAATTTATCTTTAACTTGTTTATCTTGCTTACTTCTTGCTGTTGGTCTTGCTGTACCTGTGCTTACAAAGTTCCAAACTTTCGACATCAAAGTAGGCTCTTCTTTAGTTAACTCAGATTCTAACTCTTCTAAATAAGCATTTAAAACATCTTCATCTTCTACCTCTTCAACATCTCTTTCATCTATTACTATATAACCCTCTGGAATATCCTCCCCTATCTCGTTTAAGTAATCTTCTAAGTTGAATTGTTTGCTTAGTTGTGTAGGCTCTTCTGACTTTTCACCCTCAAATGGATTTAACGTTTTAAAGTATAAATCTAAAGATACACCGTTATATTCTAAAATACTATCAAAAGCATCTAACAACATCTCTTGAAATGGCTTAATAACCATATTATCAAAAAGATTAAAAGAGTTTTGCAATTCATCAGCATTTGAACTGAATCCTGTAGATGTAGCAATACCAAAAATAAGTGGACTTGTAACCGAATGTGACAACATTATCTTACGCATACACTCCTCACTTAAATATTGATAATGCTCAGGTGCATCATTTAAAGGAATATCATCAACTGTAATAGCTGTATCTTTATTGTCATTAAATGAAACTATTACCTTTTGCCCTTTTGACCCTGTTAAAGTTTGTTTAATCTTAGCATTTATGAAACTTTGTTGTTCCTCAGTAGGGACTCCATTATTCACATTAATAACCTTTGTCCCCGAGAATCCATTTTGTACCTCGTTAATTAGATAATCGCTAATCTCTTCTTCTAATAATGTGTAATCAACACCACCTTGATAGTCTACGTGAGCGAAGTATTTCATTCCTGCTGAATAAGGCTGTATATACAACACCTCAACACTTTCATTTGAATAACCAAATGTAGGTATTCTTTTAGGCTCGTAGTTTCTTACATCGTTCCAATTGTCACTAAAATAATATGCTTCTATATCTCCATCTTCATTACACTTTTCAGGTGCTAATAAATTAACTGGAATATGATATGCTTTCTTAACTAGCTTTCTATCTTTAGAATAATGTACTTGAATAGCACATTTACCGAATAGCTTTAAATCTAAACATAATTGCTTAACATCTTTTTTACCAAAGATAGACATTAAACTAGCATACTCATTTGGCTTTCTTTGTGCATCTTTAGCGCTCAATCCTCTACCGTACATTAACCTAACAATAGAATTAATAATACTGTTATTTGTAGCACTGTTTTTATACCTGTCCATTAAGTAACTAAAGTAGCTATTGTTATCCGACCACGTTACATAATCTTTTCTTTTATCCTCTATTATTTCGGGTCTTTTATGCTCTGCTAGATTGAAAATCTTTAAATTATCCATTATAAATTATAAATATATAAAGTCGTTTGTACTATTTTTTTGTTGATATACACCTTCGTTAACTGAATACTCTCCTGTTTGGTCTGTACAAAACACCTTAGCATAATGTAACACTTCAGTCGTACCTGTATATCCGTTAATTTCTAGTTTATCGTTTTGGCTTGTTAGAATGAAGCTAAAATCATTTGCTTGTAAATATTCATCATTATCATAGTTTTGTAGTTTTAACGTGTAAAACCTACCCTCTTTTAATGCAAATGTAACTGTTAAAGTATCGTAATAGTCACCACTTGTATAGCTTTCTATTGTAACACTTTCCGTTGTATTCGTTTCTTCATCTGTTAATAGTAACACCGTAGGTACTGCATTACCTCTAGTAATTACATTTAAACTCTGTGAACTTGTTGATGTTGTTAATACTATCATATATTATAAACCTTTTTTAATTGATTTTGTTTCTAAACAAAAAAACCCCCACTAATTAAAGTGAGGGCTAAAAACAAATTATGATGTAATTATGAAGTTACAATAGTAGCATCAACTGCTGCTGTAGCGAATAATGTAGCTAAAGCTGCTTCCGTTGCACAATCTAAATGATTAGCAGGTGTTTTTTCTTGACCTGTAAAAGTTAATTTATAACCGTTAAAGTCACCTAAAGCTGTACCATTTTCAATAGTACCTCCTGTTACGTCCATACCTCTTAATAATCCTGCTATGAAATATTGACCATCGTTAGTTTCTACTACAATGTGTGGTCTACCATAAGAAAGTAATTTAATATTCTTTGTTGTAGCAGCATCTTGTGCTTTTAATTCAAGTGTTAATACTTGTTCAAAAAATGTAGTTCCGTTTTCTCTAGAACTGTTAATATTTTGTACAAAAGTAGAATTTCCTTTTAATTCATATTTGTATAGTGAACTAATACCTGTAATCGCTGTGATTAAATCAGTATCTGTTACGTCATAGGTAATATCAGCAGCTTCGATGTCAAAGTTAGCAAAATAAACGTTTTTTAAACCTCCTATGCTATCCTTACACGCTTCTGCTCTACCATTAGCTAATAAACAACTCATGTCTTTTTATTTTAATGTTATACAAAAAAAGGAGGAGTATTTTACCCCTCCCTTAGTTTTAGTTTATCTAATTATTAGTTAGCAGCGTTTGTGATTCCGTATGTTACGATATCTGTAACGTTTCCGTACTGTACACCTGCTGTCATTCTCATGATTAAACGTACATTTTCTGAACCGTCAATATCAGCTAAATCAATCAATTTAACTTGATTTTGGTCTGAAAGTAAACCTGTACCGAAGAATAAGTTTTCTTTAGTTGATGCTAACATTTGGTCTGCAGTCAATCCATTTGCAACTACAACTGGAATACCATCAAACATTAACTCACCACCTTGATACCACATTGTACCTTTGTTGTCTACACCGTTAGCACCTAATCCTGAAGTTCCGAATCCTCCTAATGCTCTAACGTATAATCTCATAGCGTTTTGAGAAACGTAGATTCTTAATCCCTCTTTACCGTATAATCTAGATGGAATTGCATCTGCAACTTTCCCCATCTCAGTAATGATGTTAGCAGCAGTTAAAGTAGTACCTGCAACCTCTTGAGCAGCTGGTAAAGCAGCGTCAGTAGTTAACAATGTCATGAAACCGTTGAATTCTCCTGAGTTGTTTGCATCACCATTCCAAATGTGAGATTCAATATCAGCAGCAACTTGCTCAGCTTGGTGTGCTAATAAATAATCTGCAAATGATTTTGGTAAAACATCGTGTGCTGAATACCCCATCTCAATCGCTTGAAATGTATCTCTAAAGTCCGCTTTACAAAGTTGCTTGTTCACTTGTAGGGATTTCGGTTCAAGGATTCTTTCAGTTAAAGTAACTGCTCCTGTTGCTGTGAAATCACATGATGCATCTGCTAATCCTGATGCTGATACTAAGTTAGATACAACTGATTTGTATTTAACGTTAGGCATAATTGTAATCAATTCATTTGATAAAGTTACACCTGATAATAATGCTGCTGAAATCCATTTACCTGAACTTTCACCTGCATACGTAGTAGTTACCGTAGTCGTAGTAGCCATTTTTCTATTAATTTAATTATTTATATACTTTGTTTAAAATTTGAGATAGTCTGTCGTTCTTTTTACCGAACTTAACAACTTCTCTTTCTACTTTGTTTTCAGGATTATGTTGGATAGGCTTAGGCTCTTCCTCTTTCAATTCTACAACCTCTTCCTTAACTTCCTCTTTAACCTCTTCAACTTTTGAAAGTTCTGTTAACTTAGCTTTCAATTCTTCATTTTCTTTTTTCAACTCTTCAATCTCTGAAAAGAATGTTTCCTTAACAATGCTTTCAACTGTCTTTTTAATTTCCTTTGCAGGTTCTTCTGACATCATTGGTGCCTCTTCTTTTACTTGTTCCATTTCAGGTGCTTCTTCTTCAACTTCTTCAACTTCTTTAGTTTTGATTTCAGCAATAATACCCTCTTCTTGAACTACTAAGATTCTATCTTCAGGTAATTCATACTCACCTACTGGTAATGCGATTCTTTCATCTTCATTAACAATAGATACATTTTGACCTGCTTCAAACGAATCCGCTTCTAATACTGCACCATCTTCTAACACTTCCTGTGCTAACTTCACTTCTTTTTCCATTCCTAAAAATGTCTTAATTGTGTTAATCGCTTCTTGTACTTCCTTTTTCATATTATTATCCCTTTGCTATTTTTTGAAGTTTACTTAAAGTTTTAAATGATTTGTCTAATAGTTTATCTGCTTCTTGTACTTCTTTAGGCATAGGTAATCCTAATTCTTTTACTTTAACCTCTATGTCAGAACCTATATCTGCCAGTTCTTTTTGAACTCTTAAATGCTCTTTAGAAAATCTTTGAGCTTCTTTAACTGCTTTATCGTACATATCAAAAACTTCTCTAGATAATTCCTCTGCTTTTTGAAGTATATTTATAGAAGTTCTTAAGTCATTCAAAGATGCTAACTCAATCTTTTGAGATTCTAACTTTACTTCCTTTTGGTTTCCGTAAACCATTTTTAAAATGTCTTTCATATTCAATAAACTTATAATTGTTATTTTTGTTGTAAATTCGTTAGTTACTTACTCTAACACGTACCCTTGTACCGTTGCTTTCTGTTGTTGTTACAGTTTCATTTCCTGTCCCTGTAATGTTACCTATTCCTTGCGATTGTAATTCACCATCACAACACTTTGAGCTATATGTGCCATCCTTGCACAAACAACCTCTTTTTCCCCCTTTAGGGCTTACTTTTTTAGCCATATATTTCTATTTTAATTGGTATGTTTACAAATGCATTATCGTACTTAACATTATCTCTAAATGATTTTAAAGCAATAGTTGTACTATTTGAATAACTTGCTTGTAAAGTGTAAGGATAAAAACCTGAACTACCTAACGTTACTATCGTGCTACTATTAAGTGTCGCACTTGCGAAGTCAATAGTATAATCACCTACACTATTATAAGAAGTAGTTGGTGTAATGCCTAAAGTGTTTTTAAGTATTGTTAAAGTAGGTGCATCTGTTCCTGTTTGCGAGATAAAACCATACAAATAAGTATTAGGTAATCCTAACTCACTTTTTAAATTAGCAACCGTTATTTTTTTAGTGTTGTAAACTCCTGCACTTTGGTAGTCATCTACTACTACTAAATCAGTATCTGCTAAA